CTCAGCCCGGTTGTCATGGCGCTACCCCTTTACGGTCGAGACGATCTTTTCGAGTGTTCTGCCGCCAATATAACCGCCAAGGCACAATTTTACCAAGTCAATGATTTGGAGAAGCAGCGTATCCCCCACGCGCAGGGGCGGCAGGCCGAACCAGCCCACGAAAAGCGGCTGGAGGAACCCAAACCAGAACACGATCCAGACGAAAAGCAGCGCGGTGATCGGCCTCCAGAGGCGCTGGAGCGGGCTTTCGCCCTTCATCTCGGCCATGATCACGTCGCCCTGCGTCCGGGTCACGTCAGCGATAGTCGAAAGCACCTGCTTCTCAACCTCGGCGCGGATCTCATACTCGGAAAGCTTGCGATCCTGCATCGAGGCGAACAGGCCGACGATCTTATCGATCAGCGGCCCGGCCAGAAACTTGGTGAGCCACGCCAGCATCAGATGCCCCAGTCGCGTTTCTGGGTGTACCGCTGGTAGACGATCCAGCCGAGGGCGACCAATACGACCACGGCCAGTACGCCAATCGCGTTTTGCCCAGAGAATACAGACGAGGCATTCGTGGCGATTTCCTTCGCGGAGGCGCTGATGGTTGCAGCGGCTGCGACACCCGCCGCGACATTGGTGGTGCTGAGCGACATGGGCTTGCCCGGAGGCGTACCAACCGATTTGGCCGGGGCCTCGGTCTTGCCCTCCACCTTGACGAACAGCGCGGCCTCAGCGGCCCGGCGCTTCACCAGACCACCTTGGATCTCGCCTTCATCACGGTTCCAAAGCGCAAAAGCGTCGGCAGCGTCCTTCATGCGCCCCTTCTTGATGAAGCGCAGCACAGAGGATTTGGCAAAATTGGCAGGGCCGATGTTATAGCAAAGCGAAACACAGGCCGAAAACTGGTTCTCGTTGAGGGTATCGGGCGGCACCAGCTTACGCACCGCGTCCTCGAACATAGCCACATCGCGGGCGAGGATCGCGTCGGCCTCTTCCTGCGTAATCTTGAGGTTAGGAGTGACCTTCGGCGGGCCAGCTTCCGAGGTGTGGCCCCAACCAATCGTCCAGACGCCGCCAGTGTCTTTATAGGCGGTCAGGCGGCAACTCTCGCTCTTTTTGATGATGGCGAGACCGGCTTCGTTAATTTTCATGCGCCTCTCCTGCGCTACGGTTTATCGACCTTGCCGTCGAGCTTGTCGGAAATCCGGATGAGCATGTCCTTGATCTCGCGCATGCCCTCTTGAAATTCATCCTTGCGGATGTAGTTGCTGGGCAAGTCCACCTCCAACTGGTGGAGGTCGTTCTTCAGCTTATCGACCGCCTCCCACAGAGATCGCCCAAACCAGCCACCGACGCCAATGGCGATGGTGGCAATGATATTGATCCATGTCTGAAGATCGACGGTCGGCGGCATATCTTTTACCCAGCAAGAGGTTCCATCTGATACCACCCGTCACCCCACAGGTCATACAAGCGGCGGAAGTACTTATCGTATTTTTTGCCGATCACGGGAAGTGAGTAGTTATCGATAGCATGCTGACGAATGGCGGCATAATCGAGGTCTTTAACCGCTTCCGCAGCCTCGCAAAATTCTCGCAGCGTGTGGCAATGAAAGCCCGTCTTGCCTTCGATCACGGTCTCGGTCATCGCACCCCAATCGGTCGTAATAACCGGCGTTCCGCAAGCCTGAGCCTCAATTGCGACGTTGCCGAAGGGCTCAACATAGATCGTCGGGACGAAAACAGCCTGCGCCCGGGACATGAGTTCCCCGCGCTTTTCAGGGCCGACCACCCCCACATACTCACCATATTCCGGCGGCGTCCCCTGCCCGGCAACCACCAGCCGCTTGCCGAGACGCTTGCAAGTTTCCACAGCAATGTTGAAGCCCTTACGGTCGATCAGCCGCCCGATGTAGAGGAAATAGTCGTCCTTCTCGGCGCTGAACGGGAACATGGCCGGGTCAAGGTAGCCCGGGATCACCTGATCATAGAACCGGCCATCCGTATCGAAAGGCTTGCCAGTCGCCGCACCGAGGCACGTGTGCATCCACGCGTAGCTTTCCCAAACGCGATAGGACGAGAAGACCCCGGCGTAACCGATCCCAAACTCCACAGTCATGTTGACCGGGAAAGCGTCAGCGATGGGCTTTTGGTTCCACCCGGCAATGGCGCAAATGAAGTCGCGGGGCTGGATGCGCTTGCCGATCTCCTCGATGCAGCGGCGGTTGTAGTGCTGCCACCCCGGGGAATTGATGTCCCAGTTGGAAACGAGCGAATGGCGATTGTTCTGAGCGCCGTCGCAATATGCCATGCGTTCGTCTTCGGTCACGCAAACCACGTGTTCCGTCACCGGGGCAGAGTTCTCTGCCCCAGCGTAAAGGAAGACCTCGTGCCCGAGGTCGTGCATCATCTTGGCGAAGAACCGCACCTTGTTGGTGTACGCGCAGGCAACGAACTCATCGGTCGTGTGCGTGTGCGGAAGGCTCAGAACATGAAACCTCATGCGACGAACACGCCATAAAAGGCGCGACCGATGAGGCCGTTTTCACCATTAAGTTCCTCGACGGTGCCTTTGCCACCAAGCCACTGGCCCAACTTCTCAGCTTTAAGCTCGTGCGGGTGCCCGGGGTGCGGGGGAAGGTCGATCCAATCAAAGATCCGCACCACGCGCGCGCCGCGCATAGCGTTTTTAACGATCTTTTCCGGGTCGATCACGTGCTGGAGGACGTTGTAAATCCACGCTTCGTCATAGCCGGTCTTGTTGAATTCCTCGGCAGGAATGCGGCTATATCCGACGCCCGCAGCGGAGTACCGATCCGCCACCCACCCGGGATAGTTGCACGGATCGATGACCATCGAACGAGGCCCAAGATTGATGCACTTGAGCAGCATCGAGACGGGGCCACCGCCGAGATCCACCACATCTCGCCCACGCATGTCATAGACCGGCCACTTGCCGTTACGCGGATCGTTGATCAGGCCCATGCGGTGCGCGTAGGACACCTGCTTGGCTTCCTCGCCAAAGGTGTTGACGCAGTTACCCCACCAATCGGCCTCAAAGACCTGATGGCCTTTCCATTCATTGTCAGACATCGCCCTCTCCAGTTGCGAAGTGATTTGCTCAGTATACCTATCCGATCAGGATCCAGCCATAAGAACGTGGAACGGCTGTTTGAGGGGTGTAAATCACAAGGATTGCGCCCTGAGCGCCGTTACCGCCGTTGCCTGTCGTGGACGCGCCACCACCGCCGCCGCCAGCACCGCCGTAAAGCCCACCTGCTCCGCCAGCGCCAGCAGTTGCAGTGCCAGTGTTACCGCCGCCACCGCCACCAGCACCACCGGGGCCTACTGCGGTCCCATCATCCAAAAGATAATATCCACCGAAACCGCCAGCACCGCCAGCTTGTCCGGTATTTGTGCCGCCAGAACCGGAACCGCCGCCGCCCATTACACCAGCATTACCCGCCGTGGTCGCTGCCACCGCAGCAGCTTGTGTGCCTATGGCGTTCAAGCCGCCAGCGCCGGATGTCGTGCCAGAATTTGCTGCACCCGCTCCCGCGATACCGCCGCCGCCTGCGCCAGCGCCCCCGGCTGTAGCGGTAGCAGCGCCGCCATTAAAACCATTTGCCGTAGCCGTGGCAGCAGAACCGCCGCCCATCGCACCGTAGTCAGTGTTCACAGATGCTGATGGTGCCGAACCCCCGCTAAATTTTGTTGTTCCGAAACCACTAGCCGCGAGCCCGCCCAACGCCTGACTACCTCCAACGTTGGTCGCGCCTGTACCGCCTTTGGCAAGGACACCTGTAGTGTTAGATGTAGGCGCAGTGTTAGAAGACGTATTAGATGACGTGTTCCAATTTAGCCACGTGTCGCCACCTGTCGTCCCAACTGAACCCGATGTTGTGCCGCCAGCACCACTCGCGCCTATAGAGTAATAAACCGTAGTACCTTGGCCAAATGCAAAATTTGAGCTGAAGGATAACGCCCCGCCCCCGGCGGAACGGCCCGGGTTACCTCCGTTAGCCGCGCGACTTCCTCCTCCCCCGCCGCCGATGGCGATGACGGTATTGGTCGCGGTCATATCCTGCGGCGTCGTCCACGTCGTGCCGGTGGTCAGCAAAACGGTTTTTGTTGTCGGGATATAGGAGATGATGATGGCTCCCGCGCCGCCAGCACCGCCAGAACGGTTATTAAATGTCCGTTCTGCCCCGCCGCCTCCGCCGCCAAACGTCCCGCCAAATCCGCCAGTGCTACCGCCTGTGCTTCCGCGAGCCCCGGTCCCAGAACCAGAAGCGGAAAAAGAATTGGTGTACCCGGAAGAGGTATAATTATTTACAGAGGTGTATTCCCCGCCACTATACCCCGCTGCGGCATCTCCTGCGGTAGGCCCCGGGAGAAAAGCATTGTTGGAAGAACCGCCATTAGCTCCAGAGGCATTCCCGCCAGCGCCATAAATGCCAGCAGCACCACCACCCCCTCCGCCAGCAGAACTCGCAACGCCATCAGCGCCATTTCCGCCGGAATAACGAGTAGTTCCTACGCCGCTGCCAGAGCTACCGCCCGCTGCTCCGGTTCCATTTGCGACTACAGCAGTGCCACCTCCAGCGCCGCCACCCTTAGCGCCAACGGAAGCCGCACCAAGAGACGCGCCGTTAAAATATGTATCGCCGCCAGCCGTAGCAGCAACACCAACAGTGGTACCGCCCAGCCCACTAGCACCAATCGCGTAAGTGACCAAATTGCCCGGAGTAAGCGACAGATTAGTTATGATAGACGCTGCCCCACCGCCGCCACCGCCGCCGGTTGCACCTTGCGTTGTGATAGCATATCCGCCGCCACCGCCAGCACCTATGGCGGTAATGGTATTGTTGGATGAATTCCAGTCGTGAGGAACGAGCCAACTTGTGCCGCTGGTCAACTCAATAGTCTTTTTCGTAGACGTGTACGTGATAATAATTACGCCAGCGCCACCCGAACCGCCGTTAACACCGGGGAAAGCGGTAGTCGAGGTAGCCCCAGACCCACCGCCGCCATAAGCACCTCCACCGGAACCATTTTTAGGGGGCGCGGTATTAGAGGCAGAAGACCCAGTGCCAGCACCAAAGGTTCCTGACGTATTAGAATACGTATAAGACGCTGTGTAGCTGTTATTGAAGGTACGATTGGATCCTGCTGTGCCTGCAACGGCAGAAGCACCAGCAGTAGGCGCAGCAAGTGTTCCGCCATTTGCTGATCCGCCCTGCGCGCCTGATGCATTGCCACCAGCGCCAAGCTCACCTGCCGCGCCGCCACCGCCACCGCCAGAGCCTGTCGTTACGTTGGCTACGCCGTTTCCGCCATCGCCACCGGAATATTTCGTCGTTCCCACCCCAGAGGCGGAAGCTCCGCCCGATCCCCCAGCGCCATCCGGGACGGCAACTGTCCCCGTCGTTCCGCCGCCGCCGCCCTTTGCGCCTACAGACGAAGCCCCCAAAGAAGCCCCGTTAAAATAGGTATCGCCACCGGTTCCGCCGTTGGCAGCGCCAAAGGCCCCGACTGCAACAGTAATAGCAGCGCCCGGAGTAAGGGCTAAATTTGAGATGGCGGAATAAGCACCGCCACCGCCGCCGCCGCCCGAACTTCCTGCGGCAGTACCAGAAGATACGTCGCCACCGCCACCACCGCCACCGATGCACTCAATGGTATTGCTGTTAGAGTTCCAATCGTCAGGAACCACCCAAGAAGTGCCGCCAGTGAGGATGATAACGGGCATAGGCTCTCCAGCTTACGCGTTGGGATCGCTGAAAGTACCAGTAGCAGGATCGTAGATCCAGCCAATGTCGCACGGCGTGTTGGTCACGTCGACCAGAAGCATGCCTTCAGGAGCGGGATCGACCGCCGGATTGGCGACGATGATGTTGATAACGATGTTGGTCAGAAGATCAACGACTGCTGCTCTCATTATGGCCTCGTGAAGCTAAGGGAAAGCGTCACGCGAGTAATGCTCGTTGGCGTCCCCGTGACGCTGAAACGAAGGACATCTCCCGCAACAATCGCGGTAGAAGCCCAGACACCAGAGGTGGAAGCTTGCGCCTTTGTAGCCGACGTAATCGTTGGCACACCACCCGTGGCGATAGATGATGTCGGCGGATATGCCGAATATGTCGACCTGAGCACATCCACTACAATAGACCCGCTCTGGTCAGCGAGCAGGGTCCATTGAGTGATCGTGCAGGCAAACGTGATTTCGAGATCACCTTTGGAGCCGCTGGTAATAACAGAACCACCGCCATCGATCACAAATTCGATAGCGCCATTGCCCGGGCCTGTCGCGCCAGTCACGCCCGTTGCACCAGTGACACCAGTGGCACCGTTAGGCCCAGTCGCACCGGTCGGGCCGGTCGCGCCCGTAACACCAGTAGCACCGGTCGTTCCGACGCCAGTTGCGCCCGTGACGCCAGTTGCCCCCTGTGGCCCAGTCGCACCCGTGACGCCAGTGGCCCCGGTAACACCAGTGGCACCTGTAGTGCCAACGCCAGTTGCGCCAGTGACGCCCGTGGCCCCAGTGACGCCAGTCGCGCCCGTCACGCCCGTAGCACCAGTAGTGCCAACGCCAGTGGCCCCAGTGACGCCCGTGGCCCCAGTAATGCCAGTAGGCCCGGTGACACCAGTAGCGCCAGTAATGCCAGTCGGCCCCGTTACGCCCGTCGCCCCGGTCACGCCGGTTGCTCCAGTAACGCCCGTGGCACCAGTCGTGCCAGTCGTTCCTTGCGGACCAGTCGCTCCAGTGACACCAGTCGCTCCAGTGACACCGGTAGCACCAGTAACACCTGTAGCGCCAGTCACGCCGGTCGCGCCGGTCGTCCCGGTAACGCCAGTCGCCCCGGTAACGCCAGTAGCGCCAGTGATACCAGTAGGTCCGGTCACGCCGGTTGCGCCGGTAACACCCGTAGCGCCAGTGATGCCAGTCGCTCCAGTAACGCCCGTAGCGCCTTGAGCACCGGTTGTACCTTGCGGGCCAGTTGCCCCCGTCACACCAGTGGCCCCGGTAACGCCCGTAGCGCCCGTAACACCGGTTGCGCCAGTGATGCCGGTGGGGCCGGTCACGCCAGTCGCACCAGTCACACCAGTGGCACCCGTCACGCCAGTCGCGCCCGTAATACCAGTCGGGCCAGTGACGCCAGTTGCGCCGGTAACGCCAGTGGCTCCAGTGACGCCCGTAGCGCCCGTAATGCCAGTGGCACCAGTGACGCCCGTAGCGCCAGTGATGCCGGTAGCCCCCGTGACGCCGGTCGCCCCGGTAACACCAGTTGCGCCAGTTACACCAGTAGCGCCCTTAGCACCGGTCGCCCCGGTTATACCCGTAGCCCCGGTAACACCTGTCGCACCGGTAACGCCTGTTGCTCCGGTAACACCAGTGGCACCGTTAGGCCCAGTCGCACCCTGCGACCCAGTCGCGCCCGCCCCAGTGGCACCAGTAACGCCGGTCGCCCCTTGAGGACCGGTTGCGCCTGTAGCTCCAGTCGGGCCGGAAGGCCCAGTGGGCCCGGTCGCGCCTTGCGTCACGGCATAGTTGATAAGCTGCTGCGTCGTGGCGCGCCGGGACTGCCCGCCCTGCACAACTTCAAGCTGTTCTGAGCCGTTCAGCGCAACCGCAGCGGGGAGATTTGGGATCTGGATATTAGCCATCAGAGCGATCCGGTCTGCGGGATCCCCATATCATATGGCGTCCCCACGTTGGTGGCAGTGATCAAGGTAGTGGTGGTCAGGATCGCCGTTCCGGTGAGAACCGGGCTTACCACCATGTAGGTAAAGGTCACCGGATCAATGACGGTGACATCGTAAAAGCCATTCGTGATGGTCAGCGACGTGCCTTCCACAGAGGCATAATTCCCGCTCACCATGCCATGCGGATCGCTGGTCACGACCGTAATATCATTCGTGCCATTCGCCGTCATGGAGGCCACGCTCAGGCGAGTGCTGTACATGGCAGCGCCCTGATCAAGGCCGGGCTGCTGATTGAGCGTCGATGCCGTGGGGCCAACCTGCTGCGTGACGCGGAAATCCCCCGTCGCCTCGTCGTCATCCGAGGTGACGCGGAGCGCGCCCATGGGCATCGGAATGCCGGTGAACGGGTAAACAGCACTCGGACCCGAAGTCATGCGGTAGTCCGGGATCGGCGTCACATATTCCTGAACGCGCGGGTTCGTTATCGGCACAGGATCCGCAGGAAGGACAATCGCGCGAAGCTGCTGCTGCGCCTCATCGTAACAAGGCGGGCAAACTAGGACGCGAGTGTTGGCCAGAGAAGTGCCACGCCAATCATACTGCCAGCGCAGATCAACATGGTTATAGCGAAACCCGCAGCGATCACAGATCGCATGCGCTTGCGGGTTCGACGGGTTTGTTCTGGCACGACCGGCCTGAGATGCATAAGCCATGATCCCATCCTATCAGGGTCGGAAGTAACCTGCCAGTTGCGGAGAGATGTATTGCTGAGCCGTTTCGACGTTCTGAGCAGCCGCGATGCCGTAGCTTTCATCAGCCGCAGCCTTGAGGCCGACAGCCATCTGAGGGTTCCAGACCTTGGCCAGACGATAAGCGAGACCATCAGCGAAGGCTTCCATCCACAAGAACGGAATGTCGACAGTCTGGCCGTTGGCATACCCAGCCGTCTGCGCCTGCACCAGCCGGTAGTACTTCAGCGTCTGCGCGCTGTAGCCATCGGGCACGGGCCACAGGGTCACCTGCGGGCCAGTTACCGAGAAAAGCTCCTCATCGCCCGGGCCGCGCATGTCGGTGGGCGAGGTCAGGCGGTCAAACCAGTAGACCGTGGTGAAGCCAGTCTGGGTCTTGTTGGGGTAGGACGCATATTCCGTGCGGCTGACCGGCAGGATGATGCGGTCGACCGGGGGAGCGTTCTCGTAAATCGTGCTGACATAGGCGTCGAGGATCACGACGGTGTCGGGTGACACCGCATAGGTCGAACGCCCCTCGACCAGCGGCACCTCGACCAAATCAACCTTCCACAGGTTAACGCCCTGATTGCTCCAGCTAGAGAGCATCATGTTGGTCGCCATCCGCGCCGTCTGCATGTGCTCCTGCACGATGGACGTGTTGCGGATCCCGATCAGGTTATAGGCATAGAGCACAAGCTCGCCCAGACCCGGGTTGAAGTTGTAGCTGCCGCTGGTGGTCATAGTAAGCCTCGCTCAGTGAAGGCGCGCAGCTTACGAAACGCCGTTGCCGCCAGCCTGAAGAACAATCGTGGAAGTCGATCCGTTGCCAGTCGCCTGCACAACGCGCACGGCAGTCGCCGGGGCGCTCAGAACCGCCGCAAGCGAACCCGTCTTGGCAGCAAGATCAGAGAAAGACCACCAGATGCCAGTGCCGGGGGTCCAGCCATTGGCCTGAATGTCATCCAGCGTGTACTGCACAGTGTAATTCACGGTCCCGGTGACAGTAACGCCAATCGACACCGAAAACGGGGAAGTCCACGTGTCGAGAGCCACGATGCTGGAAGTGGTGATACCGCCAGAGGCGTCAGAGGTGGTTACGGTAATCGGACGCATGGAGCGGATCCTTTAGCTTTTCTTTGAGGCCCGAGAGACCCGGATATTATCTACCGCATTCGGGTAGGGGCGTCCAGCAGCGCGGGCCATAGCCTTGGCCTGAGACACCTGCTTATTCGTCATCGGCTTCGACCGGTGGTCTTTCGGGAGATCTTTCTCCCAGACCGGCGTGTCCTTTTTCACGGGCACTTCCACTTCCTGAGAGCAAGCGCCTTGCGCGTGGGCTCGCCATTCGGCTTCGTCATCGGGCCGGGCATGCCGCTCATGCGGGCGCAGAAACTGTCTTTACGGGGACCGCCTTCGGGCTGGGGGCGCTTGATATCGTGCCCAGCCGCCTTCAGAGAGGCGCGGCCTTTGTCATTTAACCCGCCGGTCGGGCTCTTGCCCTCGGAACGGGTCCACGCGGGGGTCTTAGCCATTCGAACCTCGGGAAAGGGAAAGATGGGGCCGAAGCCCCATCTCTTAGTTCATTTCGATCTTGCGACCCTTGGGGGCAGTGCCCGCCGCCGCCGAAGAAAGCGGGTTCATGTTCGAACCCGTGCGGCCACCGGCCTTGCGAGCAGCACGACCAGCATGCTTCTTGCCAGCCATGCCTTCGGCCTTGCCGACGGCCTTGCCACCGCGCTTGCGTTCCTCGGCTTCGTCATTGACGTTGCTCTGGTACGTGTAGCGCATGTTCTTCTTGTTGAGATCCTCGTTCCAAGTGGCATCGCCACCAGTGGCACGAGCCTTACGACCCTTCATGTGATCCTCCTGCGGATACTTTAGGCGTTGATGGCTTGGACGTAGGTCACGAGCAAGGTGCCCGAACCAGCCGGGGAGCCCGGCGCACCGGACTTGACGTAGATGCGGACATCGCTGGTCCCAGTGTTCGCCCAAAGATCCAGAGCGGCCTTGGTCGTACCCGGGGAAAGTTCCAGAACACCAACCGCATTGGCATTGGTCGCAGCGACAAGTTCCGTCGCAGTGGCCGAGGTGCCGACGCTGATGGTGTAAGTCGTAGTGCCGCTCGACCACGCCACGCTCACCAGCAGCTTGATCGAGATGATCGCGCTGTTAGCGGGAATGACGATGTCGGTAGCCGCCGCAGTAGCCGACTGCGTTACCGCAGCCTTCTGAGTGAGAACGGCATAGCCGGTATCGGCCACGTCCTGCCCAAGCGTAGTGCCCGAGGTATTCAGGATCGGACCCGAGATAAGAGGGCCGGTAAAATGAGAAGCAGCCATTGGCTTTTCCTTTCAAATTGGCCCCTCCCGAAGGAGGGGCCTTGGCCCAAATTAAGTCGGGAGCGAGCCCCAGATGGCGCGCCAGTTGTAGTACCCGAAGGAGTACCGCTCGTAGCCCTTGACCAGCAGGTTGTCAGTCACAAAGTCGACCTGCATATCGGTCTCGAACTTGATGCGCTCCATGTAGGAGAGACCATCGATGTTCGTGAGCAGGAACCAAGCGCGCGACGAGGTCAGGAAGTCGTTCGTGAGGAACCCTTCCGGCAGACCGCCGCTGGTGCCCTTGATCGCATTAACATCGTTATCCGCAGTGCCCGGACGCAGTTCCGTCTGGGTAAGACGGATGGCAACCGGTTCAAGCTGCGGCGGAACGACGAGCTTGCGAGCCCGCGCGAAGACCTTCAGACCGGCCTGATCCTTGAAGTTCGTGCGAACCGCGATCATGCCGTTAAGCAGGGTGGCTTCGTTCAGGTCGACCTGAGTGGTCGGGGTGTTCGCCACGGTGCCACCGTCAATCGGGTGGTCCGAAGCGATCAGAGCCTTACCATCACCGCCAATGTTGGCGTTGTAGGTCGTCGAGTTGTTCAGCACCGAAGCGCCGTAGATTTCCTTGGTCTGCTGGAAGCTCTCGATCAGACCGAGGTTCGACGGGTGGAACTGGGTCTTGTAGAGGTTGTCATCAATCGCCTTGCG